CCATTAGGAGGTGCTGTGCTGAAGGTAAGCGTAGTGCCTGAGACAGAGTAGTTGGCTTTGCTTTGGTACACACCATCCCAATAAACATTGGTATTATTTTCTGGTGTGGCTTCAGATAAACTAAATGCTGTGGCTGAACCGTTACCAGTGAACTGACTTAGTTTAAACTCAGTGCTTGCCTCTACTGGCGCAATTGTTGCCGCTGTAATCTCAATCGCAGCACCACTGTCAGGTGCAGCAGAGAATGTCAAAACATTGTCAACAATGGCATAGCCAGTCTTGTTCTGATAGACACCGTCTATGTATACAAGAGTATTGTCTTCAGCAGGACTTGAGGAAAGCGTATAAGCGACAGTTGAGCCATTACCTGTGAAGCTGTTAAGTTTGAGATCGGCAGCACCACCACCTATCTCACCCCACTCCGTTGAGTAGCCTTCAAACTTACCTTCAGTGGTATTGTAGCGGAACATACCTGCTGCTGGAGAGGCTTCGCGCTGACCAGTTGTACCTGCGGCAACTTTCACAGAACCAGTGTTATTCAAAACCAAAGCCCCTGTGACTGTGCCACCGGCTTTTGGTAAAGCGTTGGCCGCTAAAGTGCCTTGGGCAGCAGTAGCGTAATCTGAAGAATCAAATGCTTTTACTTCTGCGAGATTAGTAACTTCGCTGTCCATCAAAGCGCCAGCGGCTCCTACATTGGTAGCATCAGTTACATCGGCACTAGTTTCAATGTTATTTAGCTTGGTGTGATCAGCGTTCGTAAAGTTATTCTGCGACAGCTCACCGTCTTGGATACTGTATGTCGTGTTTGTATTTGTGTCTGTACTGGTAATCGTGAAGTTCGGATAAGTACCAGAAATACTAGTGGCACCCGCACCTGTTAGCCCAACAGTCTGGTCAGCTTGAGAAGCCGTGGCAAATGCTGACGATGCTGAGGTGGCTGCGGAGCCAAGTCCTAAATTACTCCTAGCACTTCCAGCATTCGCAAGGTCACTTAGGTTGTTAGCAGCAAGTAAGCTTCCAGTAGCAGATGCATAAGCTGCAACCCAATTAGAGCCTTCGTATACTTTCATTACATCTGAAGTCGTGTTGAAGTAGAGCATGCCAGCAGCCAGAGCATCGCCATCGTTGTCTGTTCCCGGGTCACTGGACTTTTGTCCCAAGTACCTATCGTCAAAAGAATCAAAGGCTGCAAGTGCAGCATCTTTAGCGGCAACTGCAGCAGTCTCAGCAGTTTCTGCATTAGTTGCACTAGTTGATGCTTCACTAGCTTTAGTAGTAGCCGTGGTAGCACTAGCAGCAGCGTTAGTAGCTGAAGTCCCTGCAGCAGTAGCTTGATTAGTAGCAGTAGTTGCAGAAGCAGCAGCGTTAGTCTCTGCGGTCTCTGCGTTAGTCTCAGCAGTCTCTGCGTTAGTTTTTGCAGTTGCAGCAGCAGTGGCAGACGTAGCTGCATTACTGGCTGAAGTGACAGCTTCACTAGCTTTAGTAGTAGCTGTAGATGCACTAGTAGCAGCGTTAGTAGCTGAAGTACCTGAAGCAGTTTCTGAGTTAGAGGCATTAGTAGCTGACGTACTTGCAGCAGTCTCTGAGTTAGAGGCATTAGTAGCTGATGTAGCAGCTTCGCTTGCTTTAGTAGTAGCTGTAGTAGCACTAGTAGCAGCATTGGTTGCACTAGTATTTGCAGCAGTAGCTTGATTAGTAGCAGTGGTTGCACTGGCTGCTGCATTAGTTTCAGCAGTCTCTGCGTTAGTTTCTGCAGTCTCTGCATTAGTCTTAGCAGTAGCTGCACTAGTTGCTGAAGTAGCTGCATTGCTAGCTGAAGTAGAAGCCTCTCCTGCTTTAGTAGTTGCAGTGGTTGCACTAGTAGCAGCATTAGTCTCACTAGTAGAAGCATTAGTAGCTGAGGTAGCAGCTTCGCTTGCTTTAGTAGTAGCTGTAGTAGCACTAGTAGCAGCATTGGTTTCGCTAGTACTTGCAGCAGTCTCTGAGTTAGAGGCATTAGTAGCTGCTGTAGAAGCAGTTGTTGCCGAGTTAGAAGCATTAGTAGCTGAGGTAGCTGTACTAGTTACAGCAGAAGAAGCAGTAGTAGCTGATGAAGAAGCATTAGTAGCTGAGGTAGCTGCATTACTTGCGGAACCTTCTGCATTAGCCTCTGCTAACTCAGCAGCAACTTGGGCTTTCTTAGCTTCTGATGCAAAAGATAAAGCATCTGCTATTTCTGCTGGGCTTCCTACACTAAAGTTACCACCCTCTGAAGGATTGTTTACTAAGTTAGAACTCTCTAGGGGTGTATATTCAATAGCCATTAGCCATCTCCTTAAAATTGAGCAGTGTTAGAATAGGTCTGGACATAAGAACCACCTCTAGTTTTTCTTTGTACTTCCTCAGCATTTAACTCTTGTATGTCTTTTAGTTGCTGATCTTTAAACTTAGCAGCCCTTTCGTCTTCACCTACGTAGTCGAAAGCATGAGCCACAGCTCCCCATAGTAAAGCTCTTTCATTACTATCTCTTAACCAGTTAGGTACTTCTTTGCTTATGTAATAGCTCCCACTACCAGCAGGGAACTCTACAGATCCTGTAACACTTTGAGTAGAAGACTCAGCTAAACCAGCATCTATGTTTGTTTGGTTAACAACATAAACAGCGTTAGCATCCTTAAGCCTTCTGTAGTAGTACAGCTCGTACACATCACCAAGCTTTGCCGCAGGGTAGAACACTAGGTTTGAACCCTTACGTGCATAAGACTCTTGCTGATGCTGATAATCTTTATCTTGCATAGCTAGTAATGATATTCTTTCATCAAATACAAAGCTGTTACCTTCAGCATCTACTTTTCTAAACTGAATAATCTCTGACAAGTCTGAAGGTACTGTTAATTCTGTCTCACCCACAGTGCTAGCTCCCACAGCTCCATAGCTGAAGGTGTGCTCTAAGGGTGGTATTCTTAGCTTACGGTAGCATAGGTCTGCTGAGTAGTCTATGAAGTCTTCTATTAAAGCATCTGTTAAAATATTAGAATCTCTGTTTACCCATGTTCTAACTTTTGCAACTAAGGCATCGTATAGTGGAGTTGACATTTATTGTCTCCTGTTGTTAACCACGACCCCTTGATACACTAGATGTTAAAAGACCGGGGTACTCTGATTTTATAATTCTTTTTAGTTTAGCAACGTCTTGCTTGTTGCTCATAAACTCTGATTCATTTAAGTTTAAACCATGCTTAGTTAAAATCTCAATAGCAACAATATCTGGTATGATTGCAAAAGATCTATAGTGCGAAGCGTCACCTCGTCCTTGGGTTTCACGGGACTCTTTGGCAAACTTTAAGTATTCACCTACGTCTTGTACTACTTCAAACTTACTTGACTCAGTACCGACTTTCATATTATTGTTATTCATTTTGCCTCCAATAGGTAAAAAGAAGGGGCCCCCTTTAAGGAGCCCCTAATAGTCTTAGAGATTAACTTCCACCAAGACCTACAATCAAACCACAACCCTTAGGGTTCATTACTGCAAGGGTACATTCTTCCACGATCTGACCAACAGTGCTATCACCTTGCTGACCGACTTCAGTTTCCTGAAGAGGACGAAGAGTAGCAATCTTAAACATAGCGGGATCATACACTAATGCACAGTAGTTAGCAGCGTTAGTAGTAGCGTCACTACCAGTGTTATGAGCTAGGCCCATAATGTAGTTAGGCACAATACGGATCTCACCGAAATCACTATCAAACAGCTCAATGCTCTGACGCAGCTTACCAGTGTCATCAACATTACGTACAGTGTTGTTACCAGTAGCGTGAGCCTTAGAGGAGAAAGTACGCTTGTTTAACGGAGAAGTCATAAGAGTAGTAGCCTTACCACCCTGCTCGTAGATAGCTTGCATCATGTCATCAACGTGGCTTAACTCAATATCATTGAGGTTAGAGTCTGTCGATCCACGTACAATAGTACCAGCAGTACCAGTACCCTGAGCGCCAGTAGACACAGCAGTGTAAGCTGCGGTTTCACCAGCGTTTACAACGTTAGCAGTGTAGTTGATGTATGCCTGATAGCCACCCATCTTACGAGTAGAACTAGAACCATCTTTAGAGTGGAAGCTGTGTACCAGATCCAACTCAAGGTCACGGCGTAGTTCAGTACCACGCTTCTTCAACTGGTAAGCATATTCATCAGCAACACCAGCCTGATCAATAGCTCGCTTAGAGCCAGAAACTTGAACAGTCTTAGAGTTAATCTGAGTGTAGTTACCTAGACGAGTACGAGCACCACCAGCAGCTTGAGCGCCTGCGATAGTAGCAAAGGTAGAACCTTCAGCAACAGCGCCAGAAGCGGGTGCTACTAGCTCATCAGTCTGCCACTCGTGATAAATAGCTTTAGCTGAAGTCTTGCCAATAGAAGACATGAATGGAGTCTCATCACGAGAAATCATCGAGATGAAGTTACCTAGGTCTTCCTTCTCAGAAAGAGTACCAGTAGTTACAAAATTTGTTGCAGCCATTATTAAATTTCCTTATATATTATATTAAATCTATTTTTGTTAGCTGAACTTGCTTAATGACTTTAAGAATGCTAATTGAGACGCTTCGTCAGATTGACCAGACAGCACATTATCTCTAAGTGCAGATTGATCACGGACTTTACGTTGACTTGCAGTTGACTTACGTTTAGTTGGGATACCTTTAGCTTTAGGGGCTGCCTTTCGTTTAGCAGAACCACTTGAGGTTTTCTGCTTAAGTCTGCGATAATCATCTACAAACTTAACAACGTTAGCATCCATAATGATATCAAGGAACTCTTGAGGTACACCTTCATCCAGAGCAAACTTCCGCACAGCTTCAGAGTCGAAGTCAGGTAGGACAGTTTTAATATCCTCTTCAAACTTACCCATTAACTCATCTACTTGTGCTTGGAACATTTCTTGTTGCTGGGTTTGCACAGCCCCTACTAAACCTTCACGCTTATTACGTGCTGACCAGTAGTCTTTCTGTGCTGTCTCTCGTTTATCCTTGAGCTCATTTAGCTCATACGTATCACCGTCTTCACGGGCTTTTGCAATTTTAGCTTCTAAGTCATGGAAGTTTTTAGCTAGCAAATCTTCTTGTTGTTGAAGTTGCGTACTTAAAACAGTCCCAAGTTCGAGAGCTTGATTAGTCTTTTCGGAATATTCTTCCTTAAGTTGTTTCTCAAGATCACTAACTTCTCTACCCTTCTTAGACAAGTGTTGGTCTGTAGCAAAACCTTTACGGAGTTCAGAAAGAGTTAAGTGTTTAACTTTTCCATCTACTTTGACAGGGATTTTATAGCCCCAGTCAATATCATCTTCAGAAGGTAAATCGTCATCTTGGGTAGAATCATCTTCATCCTCATACTCTTCATCTTCTTCAGCGTCTGCTTCATCGCCATCGGTATCGTCTTCATCTGTGTTGTCATCGGGGATTTCATCATCCACAGAATCTTCCGGGTCAAGTATAGATTCATCATCATTTGGTAGAGACTCCTCCTCCTCTTCGCGCTCAAGGCCAAGTGCTGCGCCCATGGGCCCTAAAGGGACTGGAATGTCATCGATAGACTGACCATCTTGACCAGCATAAAAACCAGCGTCATCCGAACGGGTAGAGGCTGTATTGTTTTCGTTGCTCATAAATTGTTATCCTGTATTAGTCCTATTTAACCGCGTCCTTCTTCTTAGGCGCTCGGGTTTCTTTCTCAAGTTTCTTTAACTCTTCTAAAGCATTACAAGCATGTACAAAAGTTTCTGCATGGAACCGGGCTTTGCCGGGGCCTGATGCTAGTTCTTTTATCATAGCTTTGATAGTGCCTTCTGTAGCTAGGATTGCCCTAGCCAGTAATGGGTTATCCATCAGATATCTCCTTCTTGAGATTTATTGTAGTCTATCGTCTCTTGGTTAAACCCGTAGGTTTCAACGTTAATAAGACGTTCTTTAACGGAACCTAATGCCATAGCTACGTGGTACAAGTACTCACGTTCTTTTACGCAGTGGGGTTCTGTGACTAACCATTGAGTAAACAAATCTACAACGATGTCAGAGTAAGCTTCAGTAAAGAACTCATCTCTTTCTTTTCTTGCAAATATTGCTCGGGTTAATGCTTGTTGAGAATCTCCAAACGGGTTAGCTTTATACTCACCTGTCTGTTGATCCATCTTAGGTTTAAACTTACGTTTAGCACCTTGTTTATACTTATCCACTATATCTCCTCGGGTTAGTGTCTTAAGTTGAAGGGCCCGTCTGGGCCCCTCAGTAGATGAAAATCACCTCCTACATCATACCTCCACCGCCTTGACCTAAGAAAGATTGAATAGCTTCTGGTGTCAATCCTTGACCTTGCATCTCTTGTTGCACAGGAGGCTGTTCAGGTTTCTTAGGTTCTTGATTACTCTTCGGCTGGGTCATTGTTTGCTGAATTAGAGACTGAGCTAATCCGTACATCTCTTGTACGTCAGGTTGGATAGGTTGCTCCGAACCATCTTTAGCTGCAGATAAACTTAACTTTGCCCATTCTTGATATGATTTATCCAGAGCAACAACAAGCTGCTTAAGGTTGTCTTGAATAGCATTCTGGGACTGCACATTAGTGTAGTCTACATTAGCTTGATCAAGAGCAATTTTAGTTTGCGTAGTAATATCAGCAACACTCTTTGCCTTCTCTGCTTGTTCTTGTTCCTTCTCTTTATCTTTCATTGCGGAATCTTTGTACTCATCGGAAGTGTAGTCTACTATGTAGTCTAACGGATCTTCACCTAGTGCCTCAATGGTTTTAAAGGCAATGACTGCTGGTGCTGTGGGATTTATGGCCCCTTTGTACCCAGCTCCCATAAGAGCAGGTAAAACTTTCTCACCAATCATTGACATTTTACTTAGGATAGTACTATTACTAGCGTCACCAACGTCAGCTTCTACTTGCAACATCATATTGTCAGGTAGTTCACTAATGTTAACTGTGCCGTAAAAATCATTACGATCATAGTATCCCATCTTTTGCCCACGCATTTCTTTAGTCATCGTCTTATACACACCTTCACAGAGAGCGGCTAAGCCTGTTTCCATGAATCTTCTGGCGATATGCTGGATGCGTGTTTGTGCTGCTGATTGAACAGCCGATACTTTCTGTTCGGAGTTACCGGACACATAGAGAGTATCATTAAGCCCTTGTGCTGCCTTAGACAAACCATTGGCTTGCTCTTTGTGCTGCTGCAGGAACTCAAGTAAAGGTACCGTACCCGAAGATAAAGCCTCTGGTGGCATGTTGTGAACAGCCATTGCAGGGTTACCGTTGGTAGGTACAATTTGTTTTGGTTTCATATTCTGTAATGCAGAAAAGTCTACCACGTTAGGATCAGCTAGCTTAGGAGAGTAGTTAGTTAAATAAGTATTCTCAACAAAGCCACGCAAGATAGCTGTAGATGCTAGAGTAGAAGGTCTAGTCATGTCAGCCATAGACAGTCCAGCCCACTCGTGTGGGATATCAAAGGCCTTAAGCTCGCATATCTGGATAGAGTCAACATCTTCTTCGAATAAGATATTATCATTAATAGTAATGAATCTCTTTAACTCGGAGATACCATCACCGTCACGATCTACCCGCATCCAACACTCTAACACAGAAACAACTTGGTTAGCTTCACTATTACTGTTCTGCCCAAAGCTATGATTGCTTAAGCCTACTGAGGTTCTTCGTGCAGCCTTCTCGTTATTAATAGCCTGTGCAAAGGTATAGGTACTATTAGTAGTATCCCAATCTATATTCTCAGAGTGATCAGGGTACTGCTTACGTATCTCTGAGCGAGTCATCTCTGTGCGTAGACCAACAAAGGAGGCATCATCTATAGAAGAAGCGCCTTGGCTAATAAGGAAAGACTCAGGTTCTATATTACGAATCTTAACTCCACTCTTATTAACAGTACGCTTAACACGAACATTTTCGTACACACCACCTGTATTAACGTATAGGTCACCTACCACTTCTACTTCAGGATCAGACAATAACATGTCTAAGGATTCTGTAGTTATCTCATCAAACTCTTGGAAAGTAAACTCGTAGTCTTCTACAAACTCCCAGACAACCGCTGCGTTCTTCCATAGAAGAGCAGACTTAATCCAAGTATTAATAAGCTCCCAACCTTTGTTCTTCTTAAAGATACAATAGTTAGTTACATCAGAAGCTACTCTTGCTTGGTGTACACCCATAGCAGTTTGTGAGTATGGTATAAACTTTGCTAGCTTTTTATTATTCAATAGCAATTCAGAAAGAACTGCTGAGTACCCTTCGATAGCCTCTACGGTATCTGAGGATACAATCTTAGATACACCCTGTGGGGCTAAGTGCCCAATAGGCTGCATCGCATATTCGTAAGTAGCCTTTTCTCTTTCGTCTGATAGATCAGAGGAGTCAAGGAAGTTACCTTGAGAGCCTGCTACTTCTGAGTTAATGATTGTAATCAACTCTTCATCTGTTACTTGTTCCATATAACCGTCAGGCTCATTCATGTTACAGTATCCTCTTAAGTGGATTAGCACAATCCATCAATCAATCAATTAATTAAAAACGGGTTCCTATAGCTTCTCTTTCCCGAGACGTGTATGTCACCTTAAACCGAAACGTCAGTTGGAGGACTAATGGGGAAACTTGTACAACTACAGCCAACTAGTATGATCCTCCTCATACTGTTGATTTTGAAAGCCTACCCTGTTGGAGACCAATCGATCTCTATGGGTTCTTAGGACTTCAAAGGCTATAGCTGTTGCAATTACAGTATCATCATGTCCACCTGTAATAGCGTTGGTACGACCATTCGCATCAGCCACGTAACTCAAACACTCTTGAATAATCCGAGGGGACGCAAGATTGATATCATCATTCTCAATTGCGTTCTTAAGATGCGCCACGATCATGGGTTTAGTAGCTTGCGTTGTACGCCAACCAAGTCGGCTGCCTTCCTCATTAGACACGTTAGCTACTTTGGTTTGATGGTATAGGTTCACATAGTTCATCTGCTTGAGACGATTAAGTGTAGCTATGCCTAAGGAATTAGATTCAACAGCCAGTAAGGCATTGTTGTAATATCTTCCAAGATAGAATAGTAAGTCACCATATCTGGTAGGATCTACTCTATTATTTCTATATAAAGCTACAACTTCATTCTTTGTATTCATAACTGCACAGGCTGAGTAGTCTTGGCCCACGCCTAATGCACAGTCAGCACCTATTACAAAGTTATCATCAAACTTAGGATACTGGAATATTTCAATGTCCCCATCTTTAAAGTCCTCAAAGGAAGAAGATACATAATTAAATGTCTGAGTCTTCATAACTTGTGAGGGTATTAGGGATTGTAACTTTTCAATATTAAACACATTAGCACCAGAAGTTTGAAATGCTTCTTCTGCTGTCAATGGGTATTCTTGTCGGAACTTACTAAGGCCTCCTTCAGCTACCTTTAACCTTCTCCAGTAAAGTTGTTCTAAGTCAAGACCATGCCTCTCTTGTATCTTATCTTCTTCACTTGATAGGGTTTCTTTGAAAGCTTCGGGCTCTAAGACTGTTCGTCTGTATTCCGGCATCAAGTACCATGGCACAAAAATAGGAAGGTAATCATTCTCACCTTCTACTGCACCTTTCCATAACCTATGGAATTCGTTACCAACACCATTAGCGGTGGACTCAAGTATTACTTCCGTTCCATTCGCTTCTGAAATACCCTGAAAGAGACCAGCTAGGATCTTCTCATCATGAGTCCAAAAGGCTACCTCTGAGAGGTGAGCAATGGTTGGAGTAGTACCTCGACCAGCTTCAGGGGATCCTGCGGTATAGAGCCTGTAGCCTGATTCATTATGATCAAACAGGATCTCTTTAGCATTGGACTTCTTAAAGACTGGTCTAAACTCATCAGGCATGTTAGCAATAGTATTACGTGACATGTTGAAGAGGGCATCAGATGTGGCTGAGTCATGTGCCATAACAACTGATTTATTGTGAGCATTGAAGTAAGACTTCCAGAACACCCTGCCAGTAGCATAGGTAGATAAGCCCATCTGTCGGCCCTTAAGGATTATAGCCCTAACACGGCCTGTTTCCTCTAGCTGCTTACGAATCTTATCGTCTACTATTCTTTGGGCCTCATTGAACTCAAAGGGTACAAACCCTAAAGAAGAATCCTTAGTCAAAATCTTTATCTGTTCTTTAGAGAATAGCTGAAAGTCCTTCTCGTATTCTGTTAGCTTTATACGTCTCTTAGATTCTTTAACTAACGCAAGCTTTCTCATGTTATTCATTGTAGTCCTCCCAGACCTTAAAGTTTACCAGAGAGAGAAGAACCATAGGAATATATCCTATAGCTTTACCTCTAAGGTTCCTAGCCGTGTCGAGAATGCCCTATAGCCCCTTAAGGGGAGGGGGTATCTATTCTCTACACTAGATATCTATATTCTCTATAAGATCCCATAGGGCCCTTATAGGCTTAGGGCCCCCTCCGTACCCTAAGCTATAGTGTATCTGTGAGTGTCTTCGGGACACTACTCCAAGCATACTGTCGGGTAAGCTCTGATCTTCCTACGTATTCTCTCTCTCTATAAGGTACTATAATGGTTTCCCTCTATAAGGTACTATAATGGAGCTTAAGGGTTAATGGGACTTAAAGGGTCTTTAGGGAGTGTATAGAATAACCCTGTGATATACGGTACCCTAATATAGCTTTGTACCCCCCTGATAGGTTCCTGCACTGTTCCTGTAGAGCCCTTCGGTCTCCTTGTAGTATATCATAGAGATCCCTAGAGATCCCGAAGATATCTGCTAGTAACGGAGGACATGGGGAGTCCCTAGGGTAACATAGCCCTTAAGACCCTATAGACCCCGTAAGACCCTTTCAGTACCTGTGGATACCCTGCAGGTACACCTGTTTAATAGAGTCCCTTAGGGGGCATGGAGTGTGTGTAATGTACGAAGTTCTTTCTGACCCTTGGGGTCTTGGTTTGTTTGTGTCAGTCATTGGGCTCCTTGGTAGCGTTGCTATCTTTGGTATCCTTGAGGCTGTTAGTGTTTGGTGCCGTCTCAAGAAACGTGGGGCTACACCAATCCGAATGATTCTGGATATGGAGCATTCTCGTGCAGTGTTTAAGTATAGACGTGCCCTGATAATGTCATGGGTGTTTATGTCTATGTCTGTACTGTTTATTGTATCATTAGCTATGTCTATAGTAAGTGGTACTCTATAAATCTAAGAGCCCTTCGGGCTCCTTGAAGTGTCCTAAAGGGCATATACCTAGTGTAATTATAACCAAGTGGAGTAATATAGTATGAAAGATTCGATTAAAATTCGAAGTGTAGTTGTACCTAACATCACGATTTCTGCGTGTAAGTTGCGCAGATCGTACAATGGTAAGTTTGGTCTACAGTACGGAGCCCACCTAACTGGTGACGGTCTAGCTGAGATAGGACTAAAGCAAGCTAACGATGGCGGGTACTGGTACTCTACCAATGCCAAGTATGGCAATATGGATGTCGATGTGCCACCTGTATCTATTCAAGATGCTGCTGGTAACGACATCGAAGATGATCTGGAGAATGGAGCTAAAGCTCACCTTCTCTTCGAGCTGCGTGACTACCCAGCAGGTGTCCGTAAAGATGGTACCAAGTTTGTTGCTGGTACCAATGCTCGTATCTCCGCTGTTCGTGCTCTGAGCTTCGATGTTAAGAAGTCTAAACAAGACGCACTAACTGCTGCTCTATTAGAGATGGACATAGAGATGGAGTCAGTAGCACCAAATGGTGCAGTCTTCTAACTTTCCCCCTGTAGGTGTATCGTTCTCTTAACTGAGTTCGGTGCACCTGCTTTTTTGTTGTAACCGACAACACTACATGCAAATTCCCACAGTTTCCTTGGGGACGCGGGGCTGACGCTAAGCAGCCTCGCTTCCTTTTTTCTTACAACCGACACACTACATGCAAAAGCAATGAGGTATCACATGCCAAAAGATTATGTCAGAGGCAAACCAATATTCATAGTGAACAAGACAACCCATAGTAGATTAGTACCAGACGCTGAGTACACCGTCAATCAACTATCAATGATAACAGGGCTAACAAAACCTCAGGTGTTCAGCAGATGTAGGAAGAAAAGTACCATAGAGGACTCAGACCTATCAGCTAAGGTACGTAAGTACACACGCCCTTGGCCTGCTCTCCATAAAGACGAAGTGTTCTCTGCTTCTTACCTGTGCAAACCTATCATATAAAACCAAGAGGAATTGTAATGGCAGTTTCATTCGAAGTAACGTTAAGTAATATGACTGTACTTAAGTATGTGTCAAGAGCATGCTTCGCTCCAGTCAACCATGTATTATCTAATGATCAGATGAGTAGGCACAATAGAGTTAACGCTATCAAGTACCTACCTTTCTTTCAAAGGTACTACTCTAACGAAGACTGTATGAACCTTGAAGGCTACAAGATGACAAAAGAAATGTCATGGGAGTTAGCTACTAAGTGGTGGGATTATCTAATGACCCTGCCTTTTATAACCGAGAGTATAAAGGATGACATACCCAGCACAACAGAGGGGTACAAGTCTGGTCTAAAGGTTACAACCGAGATGCCAGCCGACAGGATGATGCTCACGTTGTTCCTCCTTAGAGCCCCGCAGTACCAGCCTAACATCGTAAGGGTGTGGGATAGGGTGATGAAACAACATGACACTAACCCTGACACAGCACTAGTAACATCCTTCGCTATCAATAGCCAACAAGCTAGTGATATAATAGACACCGAAAGCTTTAACCCTGAATGCTCACCTTTAGATTCAATATCCCCTTTGTATTCTTGTGAGAACACTATCGTATACCCTCAGTACTTTAGCATAATCGGTGCTAAGATAATGCTTAATAGATTACTGTGCGATGACTACGATAAAGAACTCTTCGGTGGTACACAAGATTACTTCAGAGATAAGAGTCACTACAATCGGTACGCTACTACAGATCCCAAAGCTTTAGGTAGGTTCTTCTGTAAGAAACCCGCTTCATCATACCGGACAGGTAACCTTCAAGCCCGTGTAGCTAAGGATATACTAGGGCTAGAAGATGTAAGCAAGCATAGTAACCTAGACTATAGAAGACGACATGATCTGGCAATGGACAAGGAACAAATAGCCCAACTCATAAAGTTAATTGAATCCTAAGGGAGTTAACATGCTACATAAATCTAAATTGGAAAACGTAACAGTGGGTGCAGACCCTGAGGTATTCGTAGCGAATCATACCGGTACCATAACATCTGCTATAGGTAACGTAGGTGGTAGTAAAGACTTCCCTCGTCCAGTAACAGACGGTGGTGTTCAAGAAGACAATGTCCTAGCAGAATTTAACATCAACCCTGCCAGTAATAAGATAGAGTTCCTTTACAATATGAACTCTGTTATGTCATCTCTTAAAAACATCTTAGAAAACAAAGACTTACAACCAGTCATCATTGCTAGTCACATGTTCGACAAAGGTGAGCTCGAAAGCTATGGCCCTATGGCTATGGAATTTGGTTGTAGTGCTGAGTGGAATGCTTGGAGTGGACGTGAAATGCCAAGACCTCAAGGCTCTAAGGTTAACTTAAGAACTGCAGGTGGTCACGTACATGTAGGCTATGATGACCCCAACAAAGCAGACAGTATCGCTCTCGTTAAGATGCTAGACTTTGTACTAGGCTTACCATCTATCGAGGTAGACCCTGACAATCAGAGACGTAAGTTGTATGGTAAAGCAGGGTCAATGAGATACAAACCTTACGGTGTCGAGTATAGATCTCTCAGTAATTTCTGGTTAAGCTCTGATGATCTCATGTCTTGGGTGTACGACACTACCCTATGGGCCACTAGTAATCTAGGTATGTTACCTGAATTCCTAGAGTTAGTGGATAATAAAACTCTTAACAAAGTTATTAATAAGAGTGACAAACAATCTGCTCGTGCAATAATAGATGAGCTAGGTATACAGAGGATTGCTTAATGAACAATCCATTCAAAGATATTAACGCTAGAGATGTAAGCGGTACCTACTTAGACACTTACATTCAAATTAAAACAAGAGACGATGATGACTACTACCCTGCTCAGTTGATAAACGTCAACCAAGAGATGAATGGATGTATACTAAGCTTTAAAAGATTCAATGAAGATGTCTTTGTTGTAGGTAAGGATGATCCTAAAGTTAAGTACAAGTTACAATGGCCTGAGTTAGGTATGGTTAACGTGAGAGATCATGTGTGTTTTGTCAAGAGGATAGCACAACGTCAATGGAAGAAAGGGTTAAGACTATCTAACCTAGCTACCACTGTCTTTGACTCTACTATACTTGAAGAGTTATCCTTTACTTCTGAAAGATACAGAGCAAGTAGCTTTAGTTCAGAAGACATACAACTACTGTATAGACCTGAGTACACACCCTACATGCAAGCCATAGAATCTGTTAGCTCTGGCAGTAGTGTAGCTAGAGCAATCTCATCTAACTTTTGTATCTCTAATCGATTTGGTGTAATGACACCACTGTTATACTATAAGAAGCATGCTGTTGGTATCGTAAAAGACAACAGTATATCTATAGTACCAGAGGTAAGCCACATCATTCCTATACTAAAGAGGGTTGTCCCAAATGGATTCCACAATTCAATCACTGTGGCAGCACAGCGAAGCAGTACCTTATAAAAATGATAAGACTAAGACAGGTGCACTACTATCTAACACTAGGATAGGTGTCGAAGTTGAAGTAGAACAGATGCAAAGAATGATAAGCGTACCCGGATGGCGTTGCACTACTGACGGATCTCTCCGTGAGAATGGCGTTGAGTTTGTATTCAAAGGGCCTATTGGCGGTGCTGGTGCATGTCGTAGACTGGTAGCACTAGACAAAGTGTTGACATCTATACCTCAAAAGAACTTCTCAGCACGTACCTCTGTGCATGTTCACGTAGACGTTAGAGATATGACTTGGAACGAACTTCTAAACCTAGTGATACTGTATGCTATGGTAGAACCTTACCTGTTCAGTGTCTGTGGTCAAGAGAGGGATGAGAGTATCTATTCCTTGTCTCTGTATCGTGGTCAAGACCAAGTGTCTAAGCTAATAAACCTAATAGAAAACGGGCCTGAGTTCTTAACGTCACGTAACTGGACTAAGTACTCTAGTGTAAACCTGTTGTCTGTCATTAACTTTGGTTCTTTAGAGTTCCGTGGTCACCGTGGTACATGTGACAGCGGTACCCTTATCAATTGGATCAACCACCTCTTGTCTCTAAAGATGTGGGTTCAAATGTATGACAACAACCTGTCAGACTTACCTAAACTACTGAGTACTAGCGGTCACATCGCAATGCTTAGAGAAGTCTTTGGTGATAAACTATTAGTGCCTAACATAAAAGCTGCTAATCGTGTACGTAATAAGATATATGAAGGTGTGTGGGTAGCTGAAGATATAATACACCACACTAAAATGAACACAACCCACCGTAATCTAATAGAATCATTACAAGGTGGCAACCAATTGGATAAGATAAAGGATAAATTATGTGCGGTCTAGTAGGGGTAGTATCAAACAGTCTTACTTTTCAAACGAACAAAGTGTTCAAGCAACTGTTATATATGGATGCCCTTAGAGGCCCTCATAGTACTGGTGTTGCTACTGACAACAAAGATAACGAAGTAAGTGTGTACAAACGTGCACTAATGTCAAGTGATTTCTTACAGTTAGATGCAGCAAACACCTTGATCAGTAGTATATCGGGTAGCTTCTTGATGGGTCACAACAGGTACGCAACCCAAGGTAGTATCAATGATGACAACGCACACCCATTCACCTATGGTAACGTGACCCTATGCCACAACGGTACCTTGACTGATCAAACTACACTACCAGATCATAAAGACTTTGAAGTGGACAGTGAGAATATCGCATGGGCTATGGGGTTAGCAAAAGAACCTGAAGAGGTTATAAGTAAACTTCACGGTGCCTTTGCTTTGACTTGGTACAATGACCATGAACTTAAGTTCTATATAGTACGCAACAGTGAGCGACCTATGTGGTATGCTATAGATAAAGAGAAAAGTAATTACTATTATGCTTCTGAAAGATTCATGCTTGAGGCAGCTCTAACTAGAAACAGTATCAAGTATGACATCAAAGAAGTTAAGGCTGGTGAACTGCTTACCTTCGATATGTCTAAGACTAATATAGAACTCACTATTAGAACTGTTAAGTTAGCACCTAAGAAAGTAATAACTAGCCCTTCGTATCAATCATGGAACATTAAAAGTTATAAAACAGCAAACCCTCTATCGTCTTACAACCTTAAGATAGGGGACGAGGTTGAGTTCTACACACACGGGTTACCTGATGTTGTATCATCTAAAACTTTGGGTACCCTACTAGGTGTAAGTACTTGCAAAGTACCTATGACTATCAAGTGCTATGCACAGCCCAATGACTCTATTGCTGGGTACTACACAGGCATAGTACAATCTGTTATTAATGATAAAGGAAAAGATATCCTTATCATAAGAGAACCTTGGCTAGCAGAGATCATAGAGGGTGATGTTAACAACGTAGGTAGGCCTGAAATCGTAGATAAAATACTATCAAAAGACGCTGCGCTAGCGTCAACCATAAACCAAAGGGCATTTAAATGAGTAAACTATTAGTACTTCCATACAAATCATCCAGTAAATCTGCTGTTGTAATAGCTAATGAACTGGGTTGTAAAAGAATGAACCTAACTAACTCAAGGGTAGTTGATAACCCTAACACTAGCATCATTAACTGGGGTAACTCAACAACTAACCTGTCACACTTACCCTCTGTTAAAGTGTACAACGTATCAGAGAACGTAAGATTAGCATCTCATAAGTTAGATTTCTTTAAGGCTATCGAACAGTACAACGATGCTAATCAAGATAGCCCTGTGTCTATACCAGACTGGACATCTAAGGTCAGTGTTGCAAGACGATGGTACACTGAAGGTAACGATGTAGTTGTACGTAACGTAATGCAAGGTCACTCTGGTGATGGCCTTGAATTAATAAGCTATGACGAAAGTATACTTGCTAAGGATGCTGTACCTAAAGCACCTCTATACACTAAGTATATGAAGAAGAGAGACGAGTACCGTGTCCATGTTGTAGGCCAAGAGGCTATCTTCTTACAACGTAAAGCCCCAAGATATAGTGATAGTCGTATCGTTGACTACCAAATACGTAACACTGCTAATGGATTCATCTTTGTAACTGAAGGCTTAAACCCTAATCCTCTTGTAGAATCTGAGGCTGTTAAAGCTGTTGTTGCATTGGGCTTAGACTTCGGAGCTGTAGATGTTATATGGAATGAAAGACGTGGTAAAGCTACTGTAATAGAAGTCAACACTGCGTGTGGGTTAACAAGCATTAAGGGTATCGAGCGGTACAAGAGAGCCTTAGAGTCTATGTTAACCAATAAAGCTCAAATAAAATGGAGTCAAAGTTTACCTATCGATAACTTTGAAGAGACGCTTGAAGACCTTAACACCATGTTTAATGAGGTAGAAGCTAAGAAAACTTTCCTTCGTAGAACTTCACAGTTACTAACAAGCTCAGCCCCTAATGAAAGGATAACCTATAACTCTATTGGAGACTCAGTAATATTATCTGATGTCATTAAAAGTTATATAGTTGATTATGTTTTAGAAGGTGGTACTGAGAATGGAGCTAACAATTACCATACAATATCAGAGCTATCAGGCCTTATGTGTGACTTTATACTGTACGATTGGAAAGTACAAGAGGACACATGTCGTGTGCTATTCTCCCCTAGGTCAGATGATACCTTACGATGCCACATAGAACTAGACCTACCTAGTAGTCAAATACATTTAGTGGAGGGTTAATATGTTAAATGATTTGTATAAGGTAGCAGTATACGGTACACTACGTAAGGGTAATGGTAACAACGTACTGTTATCTAACTCTAAAATGGTAGGTACTGTATTCACTGCGCCTAACTATCAAATGTTTTCCTTAGGTGGGTTCCCCGGTATCCGATCAGGTAATAAAAGAGTTCTCGTAGAGGTGTACGAGATAGACGATGCAACCCTCTCTCGCTTGGATAGATTAGAGGGGTACCGTGGTGAGGGTGAGAGTAACTTCTACGAAAGAGAACTCATTGAGACAGCCTTAGGTACCACATACATCTACACACTAGACGATGATAGGTACGATAAGTGCCCGACCATTGAGTCTGGCAACTGGAATGAACATAAAGAAGTAAGACTTAAAGATTTAATCTAAAGCAATAGCAACCTAAGTCAAGAGAATTCAAACTATTTAATTCTACATAAGGTAATAAAATATGACCGCAATTCTTGGAACTTCAATCATCCGTGATGTAACTCTTAACTATGTCAAAGTAGATCCTGATAGCCCCACTGATCCGTTTGGAACCTTACAATGGGAGTGTCAACTAGTAGTATCCGCAGATAGAAGCGAAGAACTTAGTGGATTTGGTAACGTTAAGCCAGTCAAAGATGATCCAAGTCGAGTTGCTATCAACCTGAAACGTAAAGCTGTACGTAAAGATGGGGAAGCTAACGACCCTGTCCAGCTAGTCGATGGTAAGAAGCAAAAGATTGACGCTAAGATTAAGATTGGCAATGGATCTAAAGGTAATGTTAAAGTATATCGTAGAGAATACGATGTAGCTGGTCGTCAGGGTATATCTACTATCCTAACTGCAATCCAGATCACTGACCTAATCGAGTACACTGGTTCAGTTGACTTTGATATTGATGATTCAGAAGCAGATGACACTCAGTTCTAAGTACTAATAGTTTATGTCTCATGTCTTAAACTAAGTACCCAAACTGGGATAAGATTATCAAGGACTATATGATAATTCTTATAACACTATTCTTTGGTGTGTTAATGCTACTAGATCTACGTGATAAACGTAGGTAGAACGCCATAGATTAGAGCCTAAGAGCCCTTCTCAACTTAGTAATAGGTTGGGAGGGGTTTCTTTTATCTGTCTTACAACGTAACTGAGAGGTGTTGTGTAGGATTCTAGGCAATTAAGTACCTTATAGAGGGCACCCTAGAAGGAGGATACAATGTCTACTGAAGAGAAAGTCTTTACTCAAGAAGATGTAAACGATGGCAAGAAGAAGATACACCCTAACTCATTAGCTAATCTTAAACCAAGACATGATAAGCAACACATGGAAATGATGTGTAAGAAAGCTGATGAAGCTAGGTTAAAGAATGATCTAATGAAAGAACAAATGAAAGATGTTCTTAAATTAGTTAACAACCTATCTGATAGCCTAATGGATTCAATCCCTAAAGGTTTAACTGTTATGAAACTAGCTATGATCAAAGCAATTGGTGCTGATGATATGGTTGAGGCTTCAAGGTTAGCATCTATAGTAGCTGAGTATGAGCAACCTAAACTTCAACGATCAGAAACAATCAACACTAACTTTGATTACACTGACTTAACAGATGAAGAACTGAAGGCAGAGATGGATAGGATAAGTGGTAGCAGTAACGAAGCAGGGGCCTAGAGCCCCTCTTTTTATTGCAACACCGACACCTGACTACATGCATTTTTCGGCAACCGACACCTGCTTACATGCATTTTTAGACAAACCTTTGTGAGGACACAAACGTATGAGCATTAAACTATTTAATAAATTAATTACCTGTGAGTTTAGATCAGGCACTGGTATTGACATTGAATTCTGTGACAGCAGACCTGTGTGGGTATTCAACGAGGAGAAACAAGAGGTAACCGCTATGCCTTTCGAAGGGATAGTTATAATGTTACCTTGTATGGTGATCACTTGGGGTAACGTATACACAGAAGAGTATCTCGGAGAAGAAAAGTAATGGCTAACTATATTATAAGGTTAAATGATTCAGAAGATAAAGAGTCAGTCTCTGTTAGTATAGAGTCTGATGGTCTTCATCTTGCAGAGGAGGATAGTAAAGCGTTTCAACTATCTGCTTATGCGTTAGATTGTATCCAATCATTAGAGGAGAAGGCTAAGAATGCAACCCACTGATACACAAAGCACACTGATACAACGTGGTAACAGGTACGGATCCTTTGAAACCCAGAGTGAACTGTGTCAAAGATTAAAGCATGCAATGAGAGGGCACTCTGGTTGGTGCAATCTCAATGAAGCTCAGCAAGAATCAATTGAAATGATACAGCACAAGGTTGCCCGTATTATTAATGGTGATCCTAACTACGCTGATAGTTGGCATGACATCTCCGGTTACGCAACACTAATAGAAAACATGTTAGATAAAAAGGAGTAGCCATGTCCGGCAAGGGTTCAAGGCCACGGCCTATGAAAGAAAAAGAAGCGTACTCTAAATCATGGGATGCTATCTTCGGTAAGAAAGACAAACCTGAGGAAGCAGTAGAGCCCTTCGGGCTCCTAAAAGGTGAGGATAAAGATGCAGAAGATAAAGATAATTAAATGTAATGATGGTCACAAGTGGTACAGTTCTCTTGTTGGACAGACAGTACCCTTAGTATCTGTAGAGTCTAATGAATATATGTCTAAGGAACCTGCAGGCTACATAAACTTTGTAGCTAAGGATGATGCTGTTCTAGTAGACGTAGAATATAAGACATGTACTAAGTGCAGAGTTAAGAAAGATGAGACTGAGTTCTCTATGGAAAGCGGTAGAGGATATCGTAAGACATCTTGTAGGCTGTGCGTAAGGTCTGTGTCTAAGGTAAGAGATGCACTTCATAAAGAAATGGGTACGCCTCCTGATGACTACGAGTGTCCTATCTGTTTAAGAAACGAAGAGGAAGCTGCAGGTTGTGGTGGTGTAAACAAATCCCCTTGGGCTTTGGATCATGATCACTTGACCAGTAAGTTTAGAGGGTGGCTATGCCACTCATGCAATAGAACATTAGGTGGACTGAAGGATGACTTCGGTGCTCTTAATCGTATAAGAACATATCTAAAGAAGGGAAGAGAATGAACACATCTAACAAAATCCTATCAGACATAACTGTCTTCAGCAAGTATGCAAAGTACGTACCTGAGTTGGAGCGTAGGGAAACTTGGGATGAGCTAGTAACACGTAACAAAGAAATGCATATGCGTAAGTACCCTACTATGGTAGACGAAATTGAGTCTGCATATAAGTTTGTCTATGATAAGAAAGTACTACCTTCTATGAGAGCCTTGCAATTTGGTGGCGCACCTATCGAGCTGGCACCTAACCGAATCTATAACTGTGCCTACCTACCAGTAGAAAGTACAGAAGCTTTCGCAGAGACTATGTTCCTACTACTTGGTGGTACTGGTGTGGGTTACTCAGTGCAACGTCATCACACCCGTAAACTACCTGAAGTATCAGGGCCTAAGGTACGCAAGCGTAGGTTCCTTGTGTCAGATAACATTGAAGGGTGGGCTGATGCAGTCAAGGTTCTATGTGAGTCTTACTTCAACGGCACTATGGATGTAGAGTTTGACTACCGTGACATCCGACCTAAGGGTGCTATGCTTATCACTACTGGTGGTAAAGCACCGGGGCCTCAGCCTCTTAAGGATTGCATACACAAGCTAAGGTCTACACTTGATGAGGCTATTGGTCGTAATCTTACTACACTAGAAGTCCATGACATGATGTGCTTCATCGCTGATGCTGTGCTTACAGGTGGTATACGTAGGGCAGCTATGATCTCCTTGTTCTCTATGGATGACGCAGACATGCTTGCTTGTAAAGCTGGTAACTGGTGGGAAGAGAACCCTCAACGTGCTAGGTCTAACAACTCAGCAGTAATGCTTAGACATAAGATTACTAAGGAAGCTTTCGAGAAGCTATGGAAACGTGTAGAGCTATCAGGTTCAGGTGAGCCAGGGATTTACTTTACTAATGATAAAGACTGGGGCACTAACCCTTGCTGTGAGATTGGCTTACGTCCATACCAAATGTGTAACCTCACTGAACTCAATGCTTCTAATGTTACATCACAAGAAGACTTGAACAGTAGAGCACGAGCAGCTTCTCTAATTGGTACGTTGCAAGCAGGGTACACAGACTTCCATTACCTACGACCTGAATGGCAAGAGACTTGTCAACGAGATGCACTCATTGGTGTAGGCCAAACAGGCATTGGGTCTGGTGCTGTACTTAAGTTTAACTTAGAGGAAGCGGCACTTGAAGTTGTTAACGAAAACAAAAGAGTGGCTAAGCTGTTGGGAATTAATTCAGCTGCGAGATGTACCACGGTTAAGCCTAGTGGCACTAGTTCTTGTGTGCTCGGTAGCAGTAGTGGTATTCATGCTTGGCATAACGATTACTATATCCGTAGGCAACGGGTTGGTAAGAACGAAGCACTCTATCAGTACTTTGCTGAGAACCACCCTGCGTTGGTGGAAGACGAATACTTTAATCCACAAGAACAAGCAGTGATTGAGATACCACAGGCAGCACCCCCTAACTCTATCCTAAGGACAGAGAGTCCAGTTGAATTGCTTGACAGAGTACGTAAGTACAATGTAGAATGGGTAGCTCCGGGTCACATCGAAGGTCAGAACTCTCACAATGTATCATGTACTATCTCTGTTAAGGATGATGAGTGGGAGCTGGCTGGTGAGTGGATGTGGAAGAACCGATACACCTTTAATGGTATCGCAGTACTACCATACAACGGTGGCACCTATGTGCAAGCACCCTTCGAAGACATCTCCGAAGAGCGTTACCGTATCATGGAGTCTGCACTTACAGGTATCGATCTAACTCAAGTGAAAGAAGTAGAAGACAAGACAGACCTCAGTGGTGAAGCTGCTTGTGCAGGTGGAGCTTGTGAAGTAACTTTCTAATCTAACATAACGACCTGAGTATAGTCATTAAACTTCTCGCAGAGGATACAAGATGAGTAAGTATATATTTGACATAGAAACCAATGGCCTATTCCCTGATAAGATCTGGATGCTAGTCATGCAAGACATAACAACAGAGGAAGTCTACTCCTACTCTGACTACAATGATAAGCTACCCTCGCTAACTGAAGGTCTTGATAGGCTTAGTAATGCTAAGATCATATCAGGTCACAACGTTATTGGGTTTGACTTACCTGTAATGAAGAGACTACTAGGGTGGGTACCCTCTGATAGCACTAAGATCTGGGATACATTCCTTATGTCTCAACTATGCAAGTACCAACGTGGTCACCTGCATGGTCTTAAGGGATGGGGTGGTTTCTTTGAGTACCCTAAGGGTGATCATGAGGACTGGTCTTGTTACAGTGATGAGATGCTAACGTACTGCATACGGGATGTTGAGCTTAACCTTAAGGTATACCAACGTGTATCTAAGGAAGCTTCTATCTTAATGAAGCAGAACCCTATGTTCCTACAGGCTCTTGAACTAGAGCATGATTTTGCATTAGTGAATGCAGAGATCACTGAGAACGGATGGAAGTTTAACATGCGTAAGGCTGAGAGTTTATACGAAGAGATACTAGATCGTATGGAACACATTGAAGATGTGCTCAACCCTCAGCTTGGTACTGTAGCTGTCATGCGTGGTAACCGTGAGGTCGATCAGATAATTAAGAAGGATGGGTCTTACTACAAACGTGTAGTTGATTGGTTCGAATTAGCTGAGGACATCAAGGCATCTGATGGTAACATTGCAGGCCCCTATACTCGTGTAGAGTTTAAGGAAGTTAAGCTTGGTCAGATGGATGAGGTTAAGAAGTTCTTACTAGATAAAGGATGGAAGCCTGATGACTGGACTGTTAAGAAGATCAACGGTACATGGATAAAGCAAAGCCCTAAGCTTACTGATAGTTCCTTGAAACCCTTGGGTGAGATAGGTACACACATCAGTGACTACTACATGCTACGCAATAGGTTAGCTACTGTTGAAGGGTGGATAGCTTCAGTCAATGACGAAGAGAAGTTCAATGATGGTAGGTTGCATGGCAGTATGTTTACCATTGGCACTCCCTCTTTCAGATGTAGACATAGGACTATCGTAAACATACCGGGGGTCTATGCACCCTATGGTAAAGAGATGCGTAGCCTACTGACATGTGAGAAAGGAAGTAAGGTTGTTGGTGCTGACTCTGCAGGTAATCAGTTCAGAGGTCTATGTCACTACATCGGTGACGATAAGTTTACCAATGAAGTTATTAACGGTGATGTTCATCAGCGCAATGCTGACATCTTAGGTATCAGCAGACCACAGGCTAAGACATTCATCTATGCCTACCTATTCGGGGCTGGCCCTGCTAAGCTAGGGGAAGCTATCTCTGGGAAGAAGTCTGCTAAGATTGGTAAAGAAGCTGATGCTACCTTTAAGGCTACCTTGCCGGGGCTTAAGGTTCTTAAGGATACTTTGGAAGATGAGTTCAGAATGTCTATGATGAAGACAGGTCAGGGCTTTATCATGGGGGCTGATGGTCGTAGGGTTATGGTAGCTTCCGAGCACCAGACACTTAACTACTTACTGCAAACTCTAGAAGGTATTACTTGTAAGGCTGCACTTGTGTATGCGTACAAGAAGATTAAAGAACTTAACCTCGATGCTTACCCAGTCTTGTTCTATCATGACGAGGTTGCATTCGTAGCTAAAGAGAGCGATGCAGAAGCAGTTAAAGAAATCTGTGTTGAAGCTTTCAGAGAAGCACCTAAGAGTGTAGGTGTTATGTGTATGGATGGTGATGGGCAAATAGGAGACAGCTATGCTGACGTTCACTGATGATCACGAAGAGAAGTTTGAGTTTGACAAGTGTTTTATAGACGGGGACTCGATGCTGTACAGAATAGCGTACACCACCGACTCAGATGCTCAAGCACAAAGCACCTTAGACCTAGCACTACTAGCTGTAATGAGAGATACTAACTCAGCTAAGGGTTATGTAGCTGTGAAAGGTAAGGGTAACTTCCGTCATGACATGGCTGATGATTACAAAGCTAACCGTAGTAAAACTGAAATGGATCCTCGGATTAAACAAAACCTTAATAGCTTGTATCAATACTGCTGGGATACTGGATGTGTCCAAGCGCATGGGTGTGAGGCAGATGACTTGGTTTCTATCTGGGCTACTGAAGCAGAAGAAGCAGGCGACTCCTTTGTCATAGCCCATGTTGATAAAGATATTGATATGGTTCCGGGTTGGCACTACAACTTCAACAAGAAAAGTATGTATCATGTTGACGAAGAAAAAGGCCACTACCTACTTTGTAAGCAGTTGCTAACTGGTGATTCTTCTGATAACATACAGGGTCTTAGAGGTGTAGGCCCTAAGACTGCAGAGAAACTGTTAGCTAACGTAAGCAAGGGTGATATGCTGGATGTAGTTAGGAAGTCTTGGAGGGAGAAACACCCAAGAGACTGGAAGGAGAAGCTTCAACTCTGCTTCAACCTAATCTATATGCGTAGATCCTTTGACGGTTTCGAGGCACTAACTATTGAAGAAGTGTATGGAGAGGGTAGACTTAGATGACTAAACAAAACTTAGGGCATTGGGAGTACGGAGGTTCTCCCTTTGATCCTGATAGTTACTTCGGGTTTATATACCTGATTACATGCACACACCCTGAAGAACCTAAGAGGTACATAGGTCGTAAGCAATTCCATATGTACCGCAAGGGTAAAGACAGGGCTGTGTCTAACTGGAAAACTTATAGCAGTTCATCTAAACATATTAACAAGATGATACTAGACTACGGTAGCGATAACTTTAAGTTTGAGATACTACAATTGTTTGAAACTAAAGGTGGCTTGTCAGCAGGTGAAGTCAAGGTTCAATGGGAACTTGATGTGCTTACTCAGAAGTATACCGATGGTACTCCTGTCTTTTTAAACAGACAGATAGGGGCAATTAAGTTTATTCCTAAGGAAGAAGTTAATGACAGAACAAGAGAGCGACTCCAAGGTATCGCCTTCGGAATCAGAGAAGAACGGGAAAGTCAAGAAAGCCTCAAGGATTCAGAGGAAGAAGCTATCACAAACAAAGAGAAGATTAATAAAGAACCTTAAAGAAAAACGGTGGTCTTAATGAAAACCAAAGATAGATTTGTAAAGCATATGCCATGCAAACACTGTGGTTCTTCTGATGCAGTAGGTATGTACTCCAATGGGATTGGTACATGCTTCCACTGTAAGAAAACTACATTCGAAAATGAAAGAGAAGATACCATGCAAGAATCATATGCACCAAAACAAGTTGAAGACTTATCAACTATTACTTCCTACGACACAAGAGGTGTACAGGAAAGAGGTATAACTAAGCAGGTTGCAGCCCACTTTGGTATGAGGGTTTCATATAATGCTGACGGGACTATCGAGTCCCACTACTACCCATACACTAAGAAGAATAAGATAGTTGCGTACAAGATTCGTAACTTACCTAAGGACTTCAGAGTTAAGGGAGACTTCTCTGACATTGATCTGTTTGGTCAATCAACTTTCACCCAAGGTGGTAGATCACTGACTATTACAGAGGGTGAGCTAGATGCTATGGCAGTGGCTCAATCAAATCTATCAAACGGGAGTACGATATATCCCGTAGTATCCCTACCTTCTTCAAGCAACCTCAATCCTCTTATAAAGAATCGTGAGTGGATAAGAACATTCGATACAGTTGTATTGATGTTTGATCAAGATGATGCAGGGGAGAAGGCAGTAGAGAATGCAGCTAAGATCATTGGCTGGGATAAGGTAAAGGTAGCTAGTCTACCTGAAAATGATCCATGCGAAACTTTAATTAAACATGGGCCTAAGGCATTAGTAAGTGCGTTCTGGTCTGCTCAGCCATACACACCGGCTGCAGTAGTACGAGGCGAAGCCATATGGGAAGAGTATGTTAAGCGCAAGACAGTTGAATCAGTACCATACCCTAGTTGTCTTAGTGGTTTGAATGACAAGCTAGGTGGTATGAGACATGGTGAGATAACATTGTTCACCTCAGGTACTGGGTCAGGCAAGTCCACTATGATTAAAGAAATTATTTTACAACTGAAGGAAGAGACAGAAGATAACATAGGGGTTATATCACTAGAAGAATCTATTGGTGACTCAGCCCAGAAGTTTATTCAAATGTTTGTACCGGAAGAACCAACCGAAGAGCAGGAGCGAAAAGCATTTGATGATGTATTTGGAGATAACCGTATCATTCTCCTTGATCATAACGGCGCTGTATCTGATTCTTCTCTTATAGATCAAATAGAGAACTTGTGTCTGTTAGGGTGTAAGCACTTGGTGCTTGATCACATTACTATTGCAGTGTCAGAAGGCACTAACGGTAAGACAGGTAACGAAGCTATCGATACTATCATGTCTGACTTGTTAAAGATTGTTAAGAAACATAATGTCTGGTTGGGTATCATCTCCCACCTACGTAAGTCTCAAGGTAAGTCCTTTGAAGAGGGACACCTTGCTTCTATCGATGACATCAAAGGTTCAGGTTCAATCAAACAAATCAGCTTTGATATTGTAACGTTTGCTCGCAACCTAATAGCAGAGAACGAAGATGAAAGAAATACCATACACCTTAGAGTACTGAAGTCTAGATTCACAGGGCTTACAGGTGATTGTGGTTCAGCATACTACGACCAGAAGACTAAACGTCTGAAGGGTCAGATGGATTTCTTAGACTACAAAGCAGGAGTGTAAATGGCTAACGCTATACATGCTGTAGCTCAGTACATAAGGAGCAATAGAGAAGGTGCCCGAGGTAGGAATCACTCGGGTATCGAACTCTTAAACAGGCATATGGATTACGGTATAGAATACGAAGAGCTTGTTATATGTGCAGTACAGGCAGCTCAAAGCTTATTCCTTAGATCCCGTAACGCTAGTAGTAGAAGCTTCAAGTTAACAGCAACATCAACATCAATAGGTTTATCTGTGGTCTCTAGGATAGGGATCAGGAACAGTACCTATACAGAGTTATTCTCAGTTGGTGATCTGTTTGTCGAAGCCTTACTACAACTTAAGTACCTTGAGATAGAAAGAGAGTACGAAGGTTACCGAGCACCGTATGTAATATTCTTAACAGAAAAGTGGGAAGACTTAGGTGAGATACCTCCAGAGTTTGATAAGGCTACACTGAGTGGTACTAGCTTTAAGAAATTCCCTAAGATAATTGGGTTAAGAAACCCGATAACCAAGAGGCCGTATATCAAACGTATGACCTCGGAGAGGGACTTTAACCAGTGCCTTGACCAACCCTTTGTGAAAGCTCTAGACAAGCTGCAATCGTCTGCTTGGCACCTTAACGTAGACCTTGTTAAAGCTCTCAGAGATAACGTCACTAAGTTCTTAGATATGAAAGATAAGACAGACAAAGGTAGGTCTAAAAGAATAGAGATGAAGTTTATCTTAAACAAAGCAAGGGCTATAGGAGACGAAACTTTCTACCAAGCGGTAGAGTGTGACTACAGGGGGCGAGTGTACTACACTGAACCGTTCTTAAACTACCAAGGTTCTGACTTAGCCAAAGGTCTCTTTCAGTTTGGCGTAAGTAAACCTATGGATGACAAAGGATTCTTTTGGTTATGTGTACACACTGCATGTTCTTACAACCAGTCGTATACGATAGAGGACTTAGATAAACAATCATGGTTAACAGAAGACTACAGGCATCACTTAGCAGAAGAAGGGTTGGATACTATTTCAGTAGACAAAATGACGTTAAGGGACAGAGCACATTGGACAGTACACCACCAGAAGGAACTGATAAACGATGCAACCTTGATGAACTTCAGGATGGAAGCGGAGAAACCAGTATCACTCCTAGCTTGCTGTCTTGATCTTAAAGGTTATGTAGAATCTGAAGGGGTATACGAGTCTTGTCTGCCTATACCTGTAGACGGAAGTAACAATGGATGGCAACACCTAGCTGCTATGTCTAAAGACAGTCAAGCAGGGGCGTTAGTCTCCATAGTACCTCAGCTAATACAAAAAGATTTCTATGTAGAAGTAGCTAAGCGATTGATAGTTAGAATGCCTGAGTGGTTTGAGGGTAGGTCTATGCCAATGAAAGCAATACGTAAAGGGATAGCCAAGCGTGGGTCTATGACTAGAGCTTACTCTGCAGGTCAACGTAAGATAGCAGAGAATATGTTCTATGATTGTAAGACTGAGGGATACAATAAGAAGTACAAGATAAGCAAAGATGACTGCGACAAGCTGTCTAAGAATCTAATTCTTGCTATCAATGATACTTGTGTTGGGCCCTTAAAGACCATGAAGTTCTTACAAAAGATAACTGACTACTCACTAGAGAGTGGACAGACTTGTCTATCGTGGACTACACCATCAGGATTCCCTGTGTTGTATGAAGTATGGAAGCAAAAGAACCTGACACTAAGGGGTACTATCAGGGGCTTAGGGCAGATAGGTCATAGCATCAAGGTGCCTGTGCTTACCAGAGAAAGTAAGCCTATACCATGCCGTAGGTCTTTTGCATCTGGATGTTCACCTAACTTTGTACACTCAATGGATGCAGCACACATGGCTAAGGTAATCGAGTCATTCCCCGGAAGCTTTGGGGCAGTACATGATTCCTTCTCTACCCATGCGTGTGACGTTGAGAGGTTACTTGAGCATACTAAGTGGCAGTTTGCTATGATGTATAATGTAAGTAACTTCTTTAATCGCATAGAGTCTATGATCCTTGAGGATCGTACAGGTTACTGTGTTAAACAACCAGATATAGGTGATCTAAAAATAGAAGAAGTCATAAGCTCTGACTATTTCTTTTCTTAATTAAATAAGGATTAATAATGATAATTAAAATGCCCGGTGTCACGGACACTAGTACGCCCTTACTAACAGAAGCTCACTTCGAAACAGAAGAGAAACTTATAGAAGACCTAGGTGAGTTGTTAGAAAGTTACAACGGTAAGGTATCTAACCTAGCTATGGTTGGTGCCTTGACACTGTATGCAAATATGGTATCATTAGGTTCTTTAGAGGCAAATGATTAATGGATAAAGTAAATGAGTTTCAAATTGTAGAAGACTTGGAGAACAAGGTAGTGGACTGGGGTTACAGCAAAGGTATACTTACCAGTGCAGCACCAGATACTTTCCGTAGGATTAAACAACTTATTAAAACGGAAGAAGAGGTCATCGAGTTAGCTGATGCTATACATGGTGACGATAGAACGGAGGCAATAGATGCCATTGGTGACATACTTGTTACTCTTATCATGCAGACACGTCTGTGGAATACTAATTTATACGAGTGCCTCGATGAAGCTTTCGAGGTTATCAGTAAACGAACTGGACGAATGGTTGACGGCATATTCGTTAAGGATGAATAACAATGACTAACATGAAGAAAGAATCGTACAACATTATGCGGCACGAAGGGATAGATGATATGGAGTATGTAGAGGAGCTAGGTCTTAACCCTGCCCTTGCGTACACACCAGCTATCAACGAAGCTATCATTGAGCATGTCTCTGCTGAGAACTACGCAGGCTATATAGCCAAGGGGGTTGACCATGATAAAGCAAATGAAATGGCTAATGCTCTAGCTAAGAAAGCAAGGGCTACAGTCAGCCATGCTAACCCTATCCTAAAGGATAAAGGTTATTAAAAAAGGGCCCCAATTAAGGGGCCCAAAGTACTACTATATGGGGGCCCTAACGGGCTCCCTTTTTTATTGTAATGTTGTTTTAAACTTAGGATCATCCATAGCAAACTGATAGATACCTCTTGCCTTACCTTCTCCGCTAGCTGCGGAAACGTACTGGTAGTGTGCATCTTTCATATGCTTAGCTACTCCTCTTCTCCTTTCAGCAGAATCTCTATCAAGCCTTGCAAGATCCTTTACAACTGAACCAAACTTCCACTTCATTAAGAAAGACATAGACTCTGATAAGGTAGCATAGTTTCTGTAAGGGTTAGGTGTCTCTATCTCAAGACCTTTGTACTGATGTGGCTTTAACCTAGCAGCTAAACGTTCAGCTTCTTCCTTAAGTGGCCCGTCAACATCTAAGTAATTAAGTTGATTCCTAACAAACTCAACAGTATTGTTGTGTTCATCTTCCATTATCAACTCTTTACCTGCCTGTTCCCCTCGTCTTTTAAACTCCTTAAAGCCATGGTGGATGTTACCTGTAACTACATCCTTGATATCCTTAAGAACAGCAGAGTTATTAGTTTGATCAAACCAATCATCATTTAACATCTGTTCTACAATATCACCTTGACTTAAGTCTGTAACAACAGCGTCATAAATAGGAGATAGCCAAGGCATATTATCACCTTGCGTAAGCTTAGTCCAGTTCTTACCAGATGCCAACATAATCATGTTCATTGCATCAAAAGACTGAGCAAGTGTAGCTAAGGAAGATCCCCTTGCTTTACCGCCTAAGATACCACCCTGTGCAGCATAAGGGGTTAGCTGTGGGTTAGCAGAAGTAGTTTGAATCCTTTGATCAACTGACTTAAGCTGTTTCCTTAGTGCATCAGCTCTGACTAAGTTACCTTCAGCTTCAGCTCTTGAAATACTATCTTGTATTCCTTTGTTTACCTTACGGTTACCTGCTATAGTTTTACTGTCAAGCCTCTTACCATTTTCAAATGGAGTTATCATACCCCTCTTGAAACTCTCAGTGTCGTATACTTTCTCCATACCACCTAACGTAGTCTTACCGCCACTTGGGCTTGGGAAAGTAACCATTCTGTTAAACATAGTAGACGCATCAACAGAATCCTTAAGCAAAGCAGCAAACTCTACAAGCTCAGGCCCTAAGGTAGCTTCAACTGCAACACCTCTTATATCGTTTAGTAACATAGCAGCGTTGTTAAGTCCACCGGGGAATGACTCAGCCGCTTGCTTAAGAGTAGGATCACTAAGTAAAGTATCCCAGACAGAACCTATTAAGTTATCCATCTCTTGACCATAAGCAAAGGTCATTAAAGGTTTCTTAAGGAAGTCTGCCTTGTTCTTTAAAGACAACTGAAAGAGTTCTCTTACATTATCTAACATAGTTTCGTCATAGCTGTACTTATCCATGAACGCTTTGTCAGTAAGCATGTAACCGCTGAACTCACTGTCAAGTAAAGTCTCTAAGTTATTACTGAGGGTCTTTCTTATATCACCTTCGTAAGCTTCAAAGCCTTCTATGTCAGAATAAGCTCCAAGTATCTTACTAGCATTCTCAGCACGGAACAAACCAACCCGATACAACTTCTCTTTAAGACCTAGTATGCTGAACATAGTAGCTAATCCATTAGAGATGCCATCGATTTCCATATAGTTAACAGCAGATCTAAAAGACTTACCTGCTTTCATAGCTGCATCATAGTTAGCTATATCAATAACAGCATCTATCATTTGTATAGCATGCTTGTGTGCTTTCTTGTTATTAGCCAAACCTTGTATGAAGTCTGCAACCTCAGGGTCAGAAGATAAAGCTGCTGGTACTCTAGTAGGTAGCTTGTCTACACCTGAAACACCATTACTGTTTACCATAATCTGAGACAAAGCTAATCGTGCTGGCTTGTCATCGTAAGCCTGAAGGGCCTCGTTGATCTTTTTGCCAATCCTAACTAGTCTCTTATGGGCCTCAGATTGTGTACGTATGTTACCCGCAGCTTGCTCTATAGCATCAGCCCTTACAAGACCACCTCCGTCATAGAACAAAGCAGACATAGTAGCCAACCAGTTACTCTCTTCTCTGCTACGGCTGTTAGGAATGACCTCGATCATCTTACCACTGCCAATAATATTACGAACAAGATGGTTGTTAACTGGTGATAGCGAAGAGTGTGGTGTTAACCTTTGAGTAACTCTTTGTTTAAAGTATGTAAAGTAAAAAGGTTTATTGTCATACACAGATAAGCTCGTAAGAACCTCAAGGGCTTTGTTAGCATGCATGTAATACTGTTGCTGTTGGAACTCTGGAGTTCTAAACTTAGCTTCTTGCAACTTAGATATCTCTATATCTTGCTGTAGTTTCTCTATTAAAAACACAGTACGATAATAAGCAGGACTAGAAGGTTCAACAAGCAGAGCTTTATCTAGCTTAGCCTGAAGTACAAGACCCCTAGCATTTTCATTTTCTGCTATCTTTGCAATAGAAGCTTTCCTTTCATCACCTATGTCAAACATATCAAGCAAAGGGTTACCATTAGCACCCATAGCAGCCTGACCCATAGCAGCAGAGCCTAACAAGATTGCAATCTTAGATCGTCTAGGTTCAAAGTAATTAGGCACTTGACTGTAACTAAACATAGCATCATCGGCGCTAATAGACTTAGGGTTAGGTACAGATCCTGTGCTAGACTTAGTATAAGCAGATCCCTCATACATAGGTTGACCTGTAGCAGGGGGAGATAGAAGTGGCTTCATCCTTGGATTAAAAGGTTTATACTTCCTAACATCTCTTGAGAGTACCTGAAATCCTAGCTTAGTCAAAGACAAAGTAGGTGGTAAAATATTACCAGCTTCATCAATACCGCCCGGAGAATGAGTAACTATATCCGGGAAACTCATTTGATAATCAGCAAGAAAAATCTTACCAATCATTTCAAAAGCCTCAGGTGTTAAGTTCTGGTAATCAGCTACGTAAGAATCTGTTTCCAAACCTTCCATCTCAGACTTAGCTCTACGAAAATCCTTAAAGATAGCCTCACCCACACCTCTAACCGATGTGTCAAACTTAGAGTCTCCGGCTTGATAACCTTGCAACTCATCTATGTCTGCTTGAGCAGCAGAACTTAGAGGTGAACCATCGTCATTGTTAGCTTGAGACATGCTTAGAAGCCAAGGCTCTATCACTGCCATTTGTATTAGGTCAAACCGTGGGTCTACTTTAGCTGTCCTTGCGTAAGATATTTCCTCAAAGTCTGCCTCTCCGTCTGCATAAGCCTGAGCTGTGTCACGTTCGAACTTAGCATCTAGCTTACCAACCCCAAGGATCTTAGGGTGCATCACTAAGTTAGACATGCTTAACTTTAAATCAGGATTGTCCTTGAAAACATTAGGGGCTACATCATCCTGAGTCTGCATCTGTTCGATAGCCTCAGCAGTAACTTCCTCATCAGGGTTAAGCTTAAGGGTATCCTTAATGCTTAGACCAATAACATCCCTGTCCTGAGAGTCCCTTGTTTTAAACCTAACTCTTTCTGTAAGCTCATGCCCTAAGACATTTGCTGCATTAGAGAAGCTAGTGGCGATACCCATTCTTTCTAATGGGCCGGGGACTCTTTCCTGTTCCCGTTGTTGAACCTCAAGGGGTGTCTCAGCTTGATCAACAAAGACATTGCTGCCTTCCTCAACCACAGAGCCAACACCCTGAGAGCCTACGTCAGCTTGCGCAGGTAGTACAGTGGCTTCTGCCAGACCTAAGTCTGAAACAGGAGTCTCTAGTTGAGACCCCTCAGCAACCATATCAGTTTCATCTATGATACCAAGTTGTATCAAGTCTTCTCGGGTATACTCACCTTCGCCTTGTACTCCTTGAGGCCCTTCCAATGGGCCGAACTGTTCCTCTATTCCTTGAAGAGCCTCGTTACCACCTTGAGCTTGTTGAGAAAGCTCTTCCTGTAACCTGAGAAGCGACTCTTGTTTACTTGCTTCTGTTTCAGCAGCCGTAGGTTGAGCACCTATCACTGCGTTAGCTGACGTAATCGCCATTGTTTATTCTCCTGTTATCCAACCATTATCTACAGCGGTATCATACATCCGATGCTTTAAGAAAGAGAAGGGTGTTAACCCAGCACCAGATTTAAGTGCCTTTCTTGCGTCATCTTCTAAGATACCCTGTCCAAAGCCGTGTACGTTTTTAACTATATTAGATGCAGGGGCTTCTCCTGACATAAGGTTCCACATAGAACCAAGTGCACTATCACTTCTGTTTTCATAGAGAGGGAACATTAGATCACTGCTAATGATTCTTTCAGTGGTGCCCAACAGACCTGTAGAATACAGGGCTCTTAGGTATTTCTCTTCATCACTTAAGTAAGGTGATCCTTCTCCAAACTTAATAAGGTCTTTCAAATGTTGTGAAGCATAGCCTAACATAAGCATAGTCATGATCGATGCAAAGGCAGAGTACTTCATTCCGGGGGTAGCGTTCTTAACTGTATCCCACAAAGCTGGTATATGGTTAGCAGTAAACTGGGATATGAAACCCTGAAACTGAGTAAACAAAGCTAGATGTGGATTACTGTAGAACAAAGGTCTTCCCATAGCTGTAGGCATAGGCACTGAGGCGTTGACATAGCTTATAAAACCATTGTCAAACTGTCTCTCATACTCAACCTGTAGCTCAGCTTGTTGTTGTTTAAAGAAGGCTAGCTCCCTTGGCCCTAAAGATTCTATGTCAACCTGTTTATTTTCTAACAGTCTACTAGAAAGATTAAGCATCTTATCCACAGGGATACCCATGTACTCTAACATCTTACGAGCTTCCGCTGCTTCGTTAGTAATTGTACCTTGGCTATTGTGAAGTATATCTAAGTTCTCAATTAAAAAGTCGTTGTACATAGACGCACGTATACTTCTTGTTAAGTTAGTTATACCTTGGAGACCAATGATCTTAAAGAAGGAGTCCATTATAGCCTGAGTCATCTGATTAGTTTCAGATACACCAACTAGAACAGCAGCACCAGTCTTCTGAGATAAGAATCCACCACGACTTAAGTTACCTCTAGGATCATCTAAGCCTACGAATCGTGGGTCAGAAGCTTGTCTATCGCTGCGAGACTTAATCTGAGTATCAAAGTTACTACGTGTAGGGGCTACTCCTGTAATCCTACCTACTTCTGCAAAGTACTCAAACATTTCTCTACCTAACAGTAGACCAAAAGACCCTACGTTCTTATGTAGGTTCTGTAGTGAACTTCCTTTTACTGTAAGTGCCAACTCTACGGTAGAAGAGATAGCAGCTAACGGTAACATAGTTAGTACACCAGTCAGTGTTAAGAACTTCTGGGCACCACGAACAGCATCGCTTTGGATACGCTTGTAGTTACCAGAGTCAGCATTGATAAGATCACCCAGTGCAAGAGTAAGGTCTTCTACTGTTTCACGAGCGTTAAGCTCAGCAGGTGTACCAACCTCAGCGTCCCCTCGGATCTCATTGTATACATCATTAAGCATAGATGTAACTAGCATATTGTTCTTACCAAGAAACTTAGTAGTAGTCATATACCTAGCAGAGGACTTCATAGAGTACTCAAGATTATTAAAGATATCTTGCTCTAAGAACTTGTCAAAGGCAGGGGTATCTGAAATGTCTAACGATCTTCTCTTATGGCCCTTAGGGTACAAACCACCACGAGTTAAATCGAATGCCTCATCTAAAGTATTTATCTCTGGATTATCAATGATAGCATCAGTTATAGAAACAGCATCATCCCTGTCCATGCCCTTATGTCTTACAAGCAAGTTAACAAACTCATCCTTGTTCTTAGCTATGACTTCCTTTAGGAACCCTTTGCTTCTGAAGATGTGATCCTGAAGAGCACCAAGTATGTTAGGGTTGCCTGCTTGCTTTTGTCTACCAACTATATCAGTGTACATAGTGTTATCCACAGTGTACAACTCACTGATTAACATCTTAAGAGAGTCAGCGTTTTCAGTGAAGTTAGGGTTAGATAAATTATCCCAATCAATAGCAGCAATAACTTGATCGCCAGTCATCCACTCTTCGTTAGTACGTTTAGATCCGTCCTTGTTAACCCTAGTTATCGGGGCAATGTGTTCTAAGTAAAAAGAGTTAACTAAAGCTGATACTGCTGTCTTCCGTGCACCATATCTGCTAGCCTTAACCTTAAAGGATGCAAGGACTTCTTGCATAGGCCTTAGCTTATTCTCAAAGTTAATGTAGTTAATTACTTTATCATTATGAAAGTCAACACCACCATGTGTCTTGTTCTTTCTACCACCAAACATATCGTATATAACACGAGCAGTCTTGCTTTGGTTAAGTAATTCAGTGCTCATTCTAGTATCTAGTGCTGTACGTAACAGAACCATAGGGCTAGTCAGTGCATCCTTTAGGGATTCACGGATAGTCTTAGCATCTTTACGTCCTTGAGCAGACTCTGTCCTACGTTGACCAGCATCAGGGTCATCTCTTAGTTTTTGAGCTCTAGCCTTTGCTCTAGCTTTATTAGGTGCACTTGCACCCTCGTCTACATTACCATTAGCAGAGTCCCAAGCATTCTGCATGACCTCATCTAAGTCAGGAACTTCGTCTACGTTATTCTTACTCTTGTTCTCTGCTCTAGCTTCAGCTTTGTAACCTACAGTAGCGTCATCAAACCTACCATCGTAGTCAGACTTAGAGATACCAGCGTCATACCATTGACCTGCTTTAAAAACAGTAGTAGGTACAGAGAAAGCGCCACCTAAGGTACCACCAGCAACTAAAGCACTGGCTAATCGGCTCTCTAACTCTTCGTAATCCCAAGTTTTCTCAGAACCAATGACAGAAGCAGTGTACTGAGTAAGTTCCTGCAGCATCTCAGTGCTTCCTTCAAAGGCTGCACCAGCGGTAAGTCTCTTTGTAAGCTCTTTTAGTATGTGACCCTTAGCATATTGCTTAGATGCAAACTCTCCAGCATCTTTAGCATAACTAGCTAGCTCTCGTTTAGTTAAACGTGTCAATACTTCTTCAGCTTGATCCTTACTTAAGCCTACAGTAGCCGCATTACCTGCCTCTTTGCCTAAAGTAGCAGCAGCTCGTGCTAGTGGAGCACCAGTAGCGTTCATAAGGGCATCAATAGCTACCTTCTTAGACTCACCAGTTAAGAAATGCTGGCTGTTAAAGCCCCCTAAAGCTCCTCTAAGGCCTAAACGATCCAGAGAGGCTGCGATAGCACCACCAACTACAGCTACGCCATAGCTCTTATCCTGTATGTTACCGGGCATCTCATCAAGTATAAGACCAGAGTACATAGCAACAGGAATAGTAAGGCTAGCCCCGAAAGTTAAAGGTGCAGTAACCATAGAAGCCATAGTGACTCCCATAAAGGGTATAGACATCACAAGGTTAGACCCTATGAACTCGCCTACTTCACCAATAGAGCCCCAGTTTACATCCTTATAGTCTAAGCGTACCTTAGCCTGACCTTCCATCTCAGTTTTACTCTGCTCTACTTGACCAGTAAGCCACGCTCTAGTGTCTGTAGCTCCAACTACATCTGCCATTGCAGCACCAACCATCTTAAAAGAGTTACCTACCATAGTCAGGGATGAATCCCAAGTGTCAGACAGTGGTGTTTTAGATCGGTTGTCTAGTGTTGCGTTGGTGTTTCTAATTAAAACATCAGAGAATATCTCAGGAAATGCTGAGTACTCTTGCTCGTTAAGAGCCTGTAGTTTTGCAATAGGTACACCATTAGTAGGGGACAAGCCTGCTACTTTAATTAGTTCAGCAGCAAACTCGTAGTCTGTCTTAGGTACAGTGTCTTTCCTTAGGGCCCTTAGGCCATCACCGTACAACGACCTTGAGTAGCTATCGTCACTAAGGGTTTCCCGTGAGTTACCTATGAAGGTAGGCCTAGCGATACCACCAGAGATTAGGAAGTCTGTGAAAGACCTACCGTCCTCGTCTACTAGATCACCAATAGCTCGACCGTATCTATCTTTTTCCTTAGATGCTTTTACAGTAGTGTATCCATACTTGTTAGCAAGAGCAGACACCATGTCTTTGCTTACTTGCCCAGCACCCTCACCGACTACGTAACCTTTCTCTTTAAGAACCTTAGAGGTTTCAGCTAAGTCAATGTCCCGTAGTCTTACACGATCTCCAGTTGCAGAGTCCTTAATGGTATCTCCATCAATGAAAGACCATCCTGAGTTTCCGATACTATAATCGAATGTTTCGGTTGTAGCCTCAGGTACTACTTCCGTCTTTGATGGGTCAGTCAAGAAACTTTGACCGGCGTAAGAGCCAACAGCGTTAGCTACTCTCTTCATTCTTTTGTGTACACCTGTTCCTTCTTTTATAGACTTTTCGTAGTCATCATTACGCAGAAACTCTTGAGAAGCTTCCTCGTAATTACCTTCGTTCATAAAGCCTACAAACTTAGGGGAAGTACCAAGGTCACCTCTGTACTCAGCTTGAATGATCTCAGCCTTAAGGTCTTCTGGTAAATTATCTAGTGTTGGTATACGATTACGTGCCCTCTCAACGTGATGTTGGAATGCAGCATCAAAACCTTTATCTATCCACTCACCTGTTTGACCTACGCCTTGAGTTGTCACACCCTTAGTATCAAGGTAGGGGGCAGCTCGGTACCCTTCCTCTGCAACTACTCTTTGCTCAGCGTAAGTTAAAGGTCTTCCAAGGTTCTCGGAGACTTTAGTTATTGCATCTGCTCCGTGGTAGACATCCTTGTCCACCGTGTTACTTTGTGGGAGAGTAGGGTCGGTATCAGGTTCATTTAAGAGACCCAGAGCACTCAACTCTTCTTCTGTATATTCAATTTTATTGTCGCTCATATCCGACCTTTCTCCTATTTTTTAGTAAGTAGTGCCTTTGCATTTTGTATGCTTTGGACTACACTATTAGCTACGTCTGAAGGGGAACCAGCTAAGTATTGTGGTTCAGATTTACTCTTAGTAAACATACTGTTTACCCAAAGAAGAGCAGGTGATAATTGCTCTGCTTTGTTATCTGATGAAGCCTCAGATCTAGATTCCCAATGCTCCTTAATACCCTTAGGCCCTGTTAACATTGCGTTACTATAAGCCCTATGTAAATGTTTGTATACATTACCATTGGTAAAATCAGACTGAGGTAATTTACTATCTTTTAGTTTAGAGTTAAGTACAGAGTTAAAAGTCTTAGCATTAGTCCTAACCTTAGCCCAAGCGTTCTGACCAATCTCACCTTTAGGTTTACCTATGACTTCAAAGAACGAAGAAGGTATACCCTTATCAGTGATATCATACTTAAGCTTTTGGAAGTCAAAGAAAGATGCAATATCTTTATTGTTCTTAGCTCCACCTCTAGCTACAGTATCAATCCAATCTTCCATACCCTTAGTAATCATAGACTGAACAACTGATTCATCTGTTGCGAAGTCAGTGTTAGCTGGAAAACCGTTTACAAAAGAAGAAACAGCTTGAACAAGACTACTACGTGCAGTGGAGCTATTTAACTGCTCTATTAAGAATCTTCTTTTCTCTACTTTCATATCAGGGTCAGCTTCCAAGACACCTGTTATCCTTTTAACAGCATTCTCAGAAGTTGTTTGAGCTTCTTTAACTAGTCTTTGGATAGCACCATCTTGAGTCTCACCATTAAAAGAAAAAGCATTACTGCCAATAAGAGCAGACATTGGAACACTGCCGCCAGCTTTAAGATCAGGAAATGAGCTTAGAAACGGCTTAATATTTGAAGGGAAGAAACGACTATTATCTTGAGACTTAACACCATCCACTTCTTGCCTTGTACTGTTGTCAAACAGGGTAACGCCATTATCAAAATTTGGAGAGAGATCAGCAGCTTGCTTAGCAGAAGCTGTAGCTTTTACTTTACCTGAAGCAATTGCTTGATCAGAGTCAGCTTTAGCTTTAGCAGCTTGTACTTTCCACTCGTTCTCAAGGACTGCAGCACCAAAGGATACACCGTCCCCACCTAGTACCTTAGAGGCTGTGTAAGCAAACAAAGCTTTACGCAAAGCAGGATCTTCAAAACCTTGCTTAGCAATATCCTTAACGCTGTCCCAAAGTTTACCAAAGAAAGTTGGATCTTCCTTTGCTTCATCTAATGAAGCCTTAGGTGTTTCGTTACCTGCACCACCTATATCAGAATCTTTAAGGTTTTTATCTACTTTGGTAGCTACAGCAGTTGGCACTGTAG